GCTTTCGACTTCTTCGAGGAAACACCTGTACCGCCATCAATTGAATACTGGCAGTCACAGGTCGATGCGGTCCCTCGAAAACCTGTCAGACATCAACATCAGAACTTCGCTTTTGACTTCACTATACCTGCACCGTCCATGTCGTCGTGGCAGTCACAGGTCGATGCGGTTCCTCGAAAACCTGTCAGACATCAACATCAGAACTTCGCTTTTGACTTCTTCAAAACACCGCCGGTACCGTTTGAATACTGGCACTCGCGATTCGATTATGTATCGCCACGTGATCGGAACATTGCACCGTATGAAAGTCCAACCGGTGCATTCGTTATGGACTATCCAATCAACTTCACAAGCCAGGATAGGCTTGTGATTGAAGTTGGATATGAAATACAAGCAACCATTAACATGACGTACCCAGTCAATGTCAACATTACAGTTGATAACCCAATTGATGTCACGATGGAAATGGATATAGCGGTGTAATATGAAACGAATCGTCAAGGGTGATACCAGAAAACCAGTTGTGTTTCGATTAAAGTCTAATGGTGTTGCTGTTAATCTAACAGGTGAAACACTAGAGGTTCATTACACGATAGGTGATAATCCACTTAAAAATAAGCAACTGACATCATCATCACCATTACTAGGTGAGGCCATACTGCCACCCGCTGCTGATAATTGGGATAAGGCTGGGTTAGCTACTGGTAGAATCTACATCACAACTGGAAATCTTAAAGGTATCTCGTGGGAATTCTCCATGCTGGTTGAACAGGATTATCATGCAATCTAGGCTTTTTTTCTGTGTTACATGTGTTACGCAAAAATACACTCCGTGATACGGTACTTAAATTTATATAAATTGTTGAACGTACCTGGGGTTTACGTATTTTGTGATTCTGTGCTTATACGACCCCCCCTAGTTTTTGAAGTTGAGCATACAAAAAAATACCTTTTTCCTTGTAACACCGTAACACACGTTTTTTCACGATTACGTACACTTTTTGAACAGTTATATAAGTTTTTCGTAAATCCCCAATTATGTATTCATGAAAACTCGTTTTCAAAAACTATAGGGGGGGGTCGTATAAGACACAGAATCACAAAAGTCGGAAGTACGTGGTACGTGCAAGAATTTATGAAATTTAAGAACTGTATCACAAAGTGTATTTTTGCGTAACACATGTAACACGAGGTTCCAATGGTTAGGCCGACAAGATTTGAACGTGTGCGAAGAATTGAAGCCATTCTAAACTGGCTTGGTCGTGGACTATCTGTACCGCAGATCAAGATCCAAGCACGTAAAGAATGGAATGTGTGTGGCATGACAGCGCATCGATACTTGTTGCGCGCGCGCGAGTGGCAACTCCGCATGATCAAGTCACCTGTTGACTTCTATCGTGCAGGCGCAATGAGATTCTATGATCAACTGTTGATGGATCCTAAGATCACGATCAAAGATAAACTTCAAGCGATGAAACAGAAGATGGAAGTGTTGACAATGATGGACCGTCGATTCGATGTTAAACATAGCGGTCGAGTGGGTATCGATGCTAGTATAGGTGAAGGTGTCAGTGAATTGATTGAAGCTATGTCAGGGAATAGCAGGATTAGAGATGAGGTTTTAAACCTTGATAGAGATATCAAAGCTGTCGAGCAATCAATTGCGAGCGATAAAGATGGCTGCAATGCTATCGACACCGACTCGCATGGCATCGATGATCCGATCAAACACATTAAGATCGGCAGCGTTGGTGCAAACGGCACGAACGGCACAAACGGAAATGGATATCATATCGTCGAAATTCCAAACACCTAAACATATCATAGCAATGAACCAGGCATTGTTAGATCTAACTGATCGCAAGATAGAGGGTCTGTTAGTATCTATGCCACCCAGGCATGGTAAGTCTATGCTATGCTCGCAATACTTTCCTGCATGGTATTTGATTCATCATCCTGATCATAGATTGATGTTCATGTCGCATAATGCATCCTTCTCAAAGACATGGGGTCGCAAGGCGCGCGATGCATTTGCTCAAGTTGCGCCTTACTGTGATCTCACATTGAGACCCGATTCGATAGCTGCTGATCATTGGAACATTGAGAATCGTGAAGGTGGTATGGACACGACCGGTGTAGGTGGGTCAATTACTGGTCGTGGTGCGGATTGTTTCGTTGCTGATGATATGATCAAGAATCACAAGGAAGCGTTATCAAAGACATTCAGGCAGAATGCATGGGAGCTATGGATCTCTTCAGTTGAAACACGAGCAGAGCCTGGATGTGTATTCCTCGTGGTTGGTACGCGATGGCATGATGATGATGTACTCGGTCGTCTTGAACGTGAGATTATAAGTGGCGAGAGAACCAACTGGCGCGTTATGAAGTTCACTGCAATAGCAGAAGATAACGATCCTCTGGGTCGTCAAGTTGGTGAGGCTCTATGGCCTGAGCGATATGATCGATCAAGGTTGATAGCTCACAAGCGACGTTGCGATCATGATGAGTCGAGACTAGGGGCATACTGGTGGGATGCACTATATCAACAGCGCCCGACACCTCGCGAAGGTGGCATCATGAAACGATCATGGTTCCATTACTATAGTTATGATGATGAGTTCCTCAAGGCAGATGATGGCAAGGTGTATCGGAAGAATGATTGCTGGAAGATCATCGTTGCTGATCTCGCTGTTTCAACTAAAACAACTGCCGACTATTTTTGTTTGGGATTATGGTATATAACTCACGACATGAGATTGTTCCTTTACGATGTAGTACATGAGAGACTAGAGGGCCCGGATCAAGGTCCGCTGATCGAAAGAATGTGGCGTGAGCATAATCCAGCATTCATTGGAATTGAATCTGTAGCCTATCAATTGGCTTTAGTTCAAGACCTCTGGCGTCGAGGTGTTCCAGCGAAGGCGGTCAACGTGGATAAGGACAAGATAGCTCGCGCGCAATTGGTCGCGACGCGCATGGCCGCAGGCATGGTGTACTTCAGGCAAGGTGCACCATGGCTGCGTGATCTCGAAGACGAGATGGTTACATTCCCCAATGGTCGGCACGATGACTTCGTTGACATGGTATCTATGGCTGCACACGAGGTCGTCGAGTGCACCATTCCGAGTATGGAGTAAACATGAATTTTCTTCAGCGTGCTATCGGCAAGATTTTCCTTGGCGAGAAGACAATGGACATCGCCTCCTTGATAGATGCTGCTGAAAAACAAGGTTGGATATCTAACACGTATTCATCTCGTGTTAATGAGGGGTATAAGCGCAACACAACGGCGTATGCTGCCATTCAGAAGGTTGCAGTCAATTGTGCTTGTGTGCCATGGCTTTTGTTTCGTACATCAAAAACTGATGAAGAAGATGAGGAGATTAGTCTTCACGAGACACTAACCTTGATGAATAGACCAAGCCAAAAGGTGTCCCGTGTTCGATTCATTGAAGAGTTAATCACATATCTATTAATCAGTGGGCATAGCTTCACTCGTCGTATCAGTGCAGAGAGTCTTATCGGGCGGCCATCGGCAACCGCATTGATCAACTTGATGCCAGATAGGGTGAAGCGAAATAAGAATGGGACAGGATGGTTATACGGCGATGATCCACAATCGATACCCGAAGAAGATATGTTGCATCTTAACTTCCTTGATCCATTGAATGAGGATGGTGGACTATCACCAATCGAAGTGGCATCAATGCAGATCGATCAGGGTAATAGCGCGCGATTGTGGAATAGGAATCTACTTAGACAAGGTGCACGGCCATCTGGCATGATTAAAACTAAGATGTCGATGAGTCCAGAGCACAAGCAGGATATGCTTAATTCATTCCTTGATCGTGTCGCTGGAGCATCTAAAGCAGGACTGCCGATTATATCTACTGGTGATATCGATTGGCAATCAACTGGCATGAGTCCTGGTGAGATGGAATGGATGCAAGGTATGGTGCATGCTGATCGTGGTGTTGCCGTTGCTGTAGGTGTTCCACCTCAAGTATTAGGCGACACTGAATCATCGACATTCAGCAATTATCAAGAGGCGCGCAAAGCACTATATCAAGAGCGTGTATTGCCGTTATTGAACTGGATCATTGGCGAGTTCACACAATTTCTACTTATATCACAGGGTGACTCGGATCTGTACTTCCAGGCTGACCTCGATTCAGTTGATGCATTACAAGAGGATCGCAAGGATGAATGGGCTCGTGTTAAGGAAGCAGATTGGTTGACTGTTAATGAGAAGAGGATAGCTACTAGATATGGTGCAATTAGTGGTGTTGGTGGTTCGGTGATCATTACGTCAACTGGTATTGTTATCCGTGAGGATGGATCTGTTCTGTTGCCATCGACCTTGATTCCGATGGAAACCATAGATGCTGCAATGCGGGATCCTACTGCCGAGGACAAGCCTCCCGCGCCCGCGCCCGCGCCCGCGCCCGAGCCCGCACCGGCTCCTATGGACGACGACGAGCAGCCGGCTGGGAAGTTCTTCTCACTAATCACTGAAGACCAAAAGAAGGCCCACTGGTTCAACGTGGAGGCCCTTCGTAGGGCTTTCGTCCTCATTGCGCGGGTGCGAGCCGCTCGCATCTTTCAAACCGAGCGTGTACGCGTGGTTGAAGTAGTTAAGAATTCCGGAACAGTTGAAGGCATCAATAAAGCAGTTGATAAGTATATCGATGCATCAACATCTAGTTGGGAAGACTATTACCTCAAAACATATAGTCAGGTTGGTGCGGTGTTTGCTCGTCGAGCATACAATGACATCTTAAAGAGTAGCATGGTCGAGTCACTCGATTCAAAAGCAAAAGTTATAAACATCGCTGATAAATGGCTATCTCACATCCAGTCAGTCATTGTCGAGGATACCGCTGATAAGGTGGTTGGTATTGGGCAAGCAACTAAAGACAAGATCAAGGCCGCTGTTCAACGTACAATAGATGCTGGATTAAGTGTAGTTGATGCAGCTAAGGAAATAGATTCGCTATATCTTGATGACATCATTCCGAATAGATCTGAAGTCATCGCCAGAACTGAAGTAGTTGGTGCATCGAATCAAGCATCCAACTTCGCAGCCGAAGAAACTGGATTGAAGCTGAAGAAGGAATGGATTCGTACATACGATGATCGCATTCGTGATACTCACAAGGATGTCACTGAGAAACCTATTGCGATGGATAAGCCATTCAGTGTCGGTGGATCACTGATGATGTATCCAGGTGATTCATCACTTGGTGCCGATGCAGGGGAGATCATTAACTGCCGATGCACCGTTGGATATATTCCTCAAGATTAAATGATTGACTGGAGAAAGTGACTTGGGTAGATTTATATTAAGGACAGAAGATGAAGATATTTGAGGGTGCGTCACACAAGGATGTCTTCCTTGATGATTGTGGCCTG